CTATCTACATTTATAGTACCTGCACCATTTGCTGCACTAAAATCATTGTCAGTAAAAGGAGCAGTAAAAGTAATTGCTTGTGGGGTACTAGACATACCAGCAAAGAATAGTGCATCTTTAAAGCCAACTACAAATTTTGGATTGGCAGGTGCGCCTGTGGCATTTAAATCTGTTACTGTACTGCCATCATACTTTGTTGCATGGTTTGCACCATCAGCCCACACAATAAAATCTGTACCAGCTAGATTATAGCGAAAGTGTGTATACTTTCCAGCACTACTTCTACCTGTATCTATTTGTGACCAAGAACCTGTTTTACCAGCTTCGTGTATCTTACCGCCACGTGCTGCAATAACTTTATTATTAAAGTGTGCGCACATTAGAACTTTTTCAGAAGCACTTGCATCTTGTGGAACAATGTTTGTATTCCACTTTGCGTAACCCGATATACGGCGATAACCACCTTTAATGTCTGGCTCAAAATTCTGTAGTTCTAAAGCCATGCCGGGTTGCATAGCAAAGGTAGAACGGTCTAATACTAGGCCACCTTCACAAGCAAAGACAAAGGGGCTAAGTCCTGATTCATCAGCCATGTCTTATGCTCCTGATGGAAATATAGAAGTACCGTATCTCTGTGATTTTGGTAAATAAGTAGACCTTATATAGTCATAGCTGTTTAAGTACAAACTCTGCATATGTTTAATTCCATCCTCAAAACGTGCAAAGTTAATTCCATACTGCTGTGCCTCACCACGATACTGATATCCATAAGCAGTAGCACCATCTACAAGCACCTGCCGAAACTGTTCAGGTATTAATGGTACATCTGTAGCAGCTGATAGTGTTGTAGGTTTTATATAGGCATCAAACTTTAGTGTATATGCAGCGTCTGGATATGGATATAAACCGTAGTTATTATCAGGTGTTCTAAACACAAAAATAGGCACACCGCCTACGTCACTTGTTGTTTCTTGGTCAATATATTTGTCTACATATTCTTTGTAGTCAAGTACGCGCAAGCTAACGCCTGATACACTAAGGGTAGCATCTTTTGATATTCTAAATGTTTCATAGTCTGCATGATATACTGTGCTATCAAAAGCATAACGAGTAGTACCTGCGACTAATGTTTTTGTTTGTTCAGCGTGGCTAAAACCCCAACCAAACTCACGTTGAAATACATAATTAATGGCATCGTTTACCGCGTTCTTACATTGTGTTTGAAAACCTCTGGCAGTAGAAAACGAAGCACTCGTTAAAGCAACTTCGTTAAAACGAGCAAGAACTTCATTAGTAATGTCAAGATATGTGTATGCCATTATACATCCTTAAAATAGAGATGAAGGGGCAAGTTGCCCTGCCCCCTCAATTATTTAAGCTAGAGCGTCACGAGCCACGTCAGCAGCTTCCATTTCACCCATTGCGCTTACATCCATCATTACGGCAAAGACACGAATCTCACCAGCAGTAAAGGATGCACCACCACCAGCAAGGGTGAGGTCCAGAGTATCCGCAGAGCCAATAACAAGGTCAGCAGAGACAGTTACGCTAGGTGCATAAGCACCATCAGCAGCACCGTCAATGTCAAACGCTGTTACATACTCATCGGCATCTGCACCCGTGCCAAGGGCAGCGGTTGCGTCAGTACCCGTATTCTGAGTTGCACTGGAAATAACCTGAAAACCAGCAGCAAGAATCTTGGTGTTTGCAGGAACAGTGATACACTGTACTACGTCACCGTTAGGATTAATGCTGTTAGCAGTAAGGTCAATTACCTGCTCAACCATATACGGATTGCGTCCACGTTGGGAATTACCCATAGCAGGAGCAAGAGTAGCAGTAATTGTAGCCATTTTTTAAATCTCCCCTATGCTAAATGGTACTTAGCGTTCACAAGTGCTTCTGGACGAAGAATCTTGCGACCGTACAGGTGCATACCACGAACAATGTCAGCGAAGCTGTCAGGGTCACGATATGTTTCTGTTTTGTTAATTTGCTCTGCAGTTGCTACCGCTGAGTCATGTCCTGCAACAATCATACCAAAGCTAGTTGAGGAGTTCGTTCCTGTAAAGGAAGGACCTGTACCAACTGCTGGTAGGTTGTTAGAGGTATAGACACGGAAGCCATGAATCTGCGTACCAATTTGACCGTTCTGAAGACCAGAACCACCAAAGTCAGCATTGAACAGACGAGAATCTTCGTCTTTCAACAGTTCCATGAATACAGGGTCAACTACCAACCAACGTCCTTGTGTATCCACATTCTGCTGGTCTAGCAGACGTGACATACGAGCAATGACTGTCAGTGGGAAAGTATCACCAGCTGCAGGAGTTGAGTCTGTTGCACCACCAGTACGTGGCTGAAGTGCAAGTGCATCACCACCAGAACCACCGAAATCTGCTGCGTCAATTTTCATTGATGCAAGTAGTTCGTCAGTTGTAGAACCAACAGCGTTTGAGCCATTGACTACATCGTTAACTGTATCTGGTGTGCCGTGAATTGCAGACTGTTTGAAACCAGTTAGGTAGCCAAGAACGTCTTGGTCAAACTGGTCAGCTAGGCGATACGCAGCACGGTCACTTGCCAGAGACTGGAAGTTAACGTGTGAGTGTGCTTCTTCAATGTCGTCAACCTTAAATGCAAAGTAGTTAGCTTTGTCAATTGTTAGGCTGAAGTCTTCGTCATCAAGGTCTTGCGGTGTGATTGTTGTACCACGTGCATAAGCCTTAACTGTGATTTCGGGTTCTTTGATAATCTTAACGGAATCACCCATAGTTGCAATCTCACCGAAGTAGTCGGAGTTTGTGATTGCTTCACAAATAGCTGCCTTGCGGAATGCAAGCTGCACCTGTTTGCTGTAAATTACGGGTGAAAAATTACCGTTAGGAAGATTACCATACCCAGCTGCGGTATTAAAAGCCATGATATAATCTCCATTTAATTGGCATTGTTTTCAACAGATGCAAACTCACTAAACTAATTAGAGGCTGAGTTACAATGGGTGCGTAGCGTAGCTAGGTGGCCGCCCAACTATTTAACGGGCCATGTTTATCAGGTAATCCATAAGAATGTATGTTTGCGTAAATGTGTAAGCAAGTAGCTAACTCACTTACACTTATGTGACTATAGTTATACTTATAAAATATTACTTGTCAACACTTTTTTTAATTTATCTGGCAGAACCAGACATATCATAGATAAACTTACCACTACGGATAGCTTCCATGATTTCATCAGACTTCTTCTCATACTCTTGAGGAGACATCTTTTGAACTTGAGATTCACGTAAATACGTAGATGCTTCATCATTTTGAGGCTTACTACGTGAGTTACGTGTTTCAACTGATTTCGCTGCATCTTTATTGCTGGCAGGTTTCTTTTCAGAAATACCTTTGTCAGCTTTGTACAGGTCAATTGCTCTTGCAGCAGACCTTGCGTCATTGTCATTATCATACAATGCATCCTGTACCCACTTAGGTTGTTCTTCAGCCCACTCGTGAAACTCATCACTGTCACGAATGTCACCAAAGTCAGGATGTATACGCATTAGTTCTGCTTCAGCTTTTTCTTTCTTTGCAGACGACTGCATATCATCAATTGCTTTTACACGTTCTTCAAGAGCAGATGATTGCTCTTTAGCTTTCTTGATAGCAATTGTTTCTACGATAGCTGCTACATCTGGGTAATTTTTTGCCCATGCTTCAATGTCTTCATCAGACTTAGGCAGTTTAATTTCTTTACGTGTAGCACTATCTAGTTGTTTTTTTATTTCTTCTAATTGAGTTTGAAACTCTGTTTCTTTTTCCTGCATGTGTCTGCGCAGGTCACCGTAACGCTTTTTAAATGTCTTTTCTTCTGCGTTAGTTGGTTCAGCTTCTTGAGGTTCTTCTGGTTTAGCCTCTGCCTCACCTTGATGTTCCTCAATCATCTTTTGTAGTTCTTCTTCTTCCATCTTACGTTTTTCTTCGTTAGTATACTTACGATTTGCAAACGCAATCTTTTTTTCCGGCTGCATTTCTTCAGCCATAATAGCATTCTCTGCCATGTTATCTTCTCCTCTGGGGCTAACCGTATGCCGTGTTAGGGGGGTTAGGTAG